ACCAAATATGCTACCTGAAACCAGTGCGTTAAAAATATACGAACCTGTGTCAACATAAGTCTCAGTCTCATCAATGTCAGAGGCAAGTTGTGCGTACTCACCGCCAACTTCTTTTACAATATCTTTTAAAAAGTCCATTAGAAGAAAAATGATTCAAGGTTTATAGTTTTTTCTACAGACCAACCTATTGCATCTAAAATAGATTTAAGAGGGTCAATAAAACTCTTTTCAAATTGTAATTCATAATCAATATATTTGTCAAGACCAAGTTCCTTTGGAAAGTCTTGGATAAAAGAAATTACATTTTCTTGAATTATATTTGGTTTCTTAAGAAAAATGTATTTAACTTTTTCACCGTTATTGATGAGAGAATACTTATTAGTCAGTTTTTTTTCTTTAACGTAGTGGTTAAACAAAAGAGCACCACGAATATGAATAGGAGTTTTTTGAGAATAAATGGTTGATGAAGAATAATATTTTTTCACATCAGAAGCAGTTCTGGGGAAAGCAATCTGTTCTGGAGGAAGTTTCCTAAATTCTGTTCGGCACCGATCAATGAATTTAATTACATCTTCTTCAGTCCCACTCATCATTAATTTTAACCCATCCTTAATCATCTGACGACAAGGTGCTGGAGTAGAAGATTTGACTGCCTCAATACCCATCATCTTGAGTTTAGGTTCTTCATAACGAACACCCTCACTATCCCAGACATTGAGAATATAACGCTTTTTGGCAGTCCAGATTCCGCGGTCGGCAATATTCTCACGCTTCATCTGCATCTTTTGGTCATATGCATTTACATATTCCGCCAGTTCTTGATAACAACTTTCAATATATTTTTCAAGTTCCACCTTAGCGACCTTATCAAGGAAAGACACAATGCTCTCAGTAGTTTTTTCTCTTCCCTTGTATACAGTTTCCACCAAAGGACCCATATTAAGGTAGATAGAATCAGTATCTGAAGCAATAACATAGTCAACATCATTTGTTTTAAGAATTTTGTTTAAATACTTGTTAATTTTTTCTTCAATCCAACGAATTGAAACTTGTCCAGAAAGAGTAATTGCCTCAGCATTTGCTAGTTTAAAATAACGAAAATACTGATTACCAATAGCACCATAAGCACTATTAAGTTGAATCTTCCTCGCCATTTGTATGTTGTTACACCTTGCAATCTCCTTTTCCAGTTCTTTGGTTTTCTTCTTCTCATATTCTTGCTTTGCAGCAATCATTTTCTTCTTATAGATGGTGCGATCTTTATAGATTTTCTCCATCAGTTCGGGAAGAAATCCACGAACGTCTTTACGATACATTGCACCATTAGCACAAACTGCATAATCCTTATAAGGTTCAAAATCAATTTCTTGATTCAGAATCTTATCTACAGTTACTGAAGGATGACGCTGTTCCTCCAAAGTTTCTGGGGAGATGTTGTATTGCATAATCAGGTGGGGGTATAGAGAATTCAAATCGAAATTCACCACCCAATCATACACACCAGGAATTGGTTCCTTTACATAAGCACCAGCATACTTGGAATCCTTATCAGAACGTTCTTTGGGAGGAATTACAATATTCCTCTTCTTCAGGTAATTATAAATGATCGTATCCCACATCCGAACCTGAGAGAATACATCTGCATAGTTTGCCTTTGCGTCATATGCCATCGTAATTGCAAGTTCAATCAGTTTCATCTTGTCTTCCATACGGTCAACAAGTTCTACGTCAATAATGTTATATTCTACGAACTTCTGCCAACCTTTTGTGTAGAAATCTTTGAAGGTATCAAACTCAGAGTGGTCAAGTTTCTTTTGACCCAATTCAACACTTGCAATATAATCAAGTCGATACGATTCTTGTGCTTTGTAAGTAAACTTTTTATAAAGATTTAAATAATCAAGTTGAGTAATGCCACCAACATCATAAGAAATATGCTTACGTCCAGAAATATAAATCTCATCCTCAGTTACAAGACCCCAAGGAGACATACGCTTCATTAACTTTTCACCTAGAACTCTATCAAGACGACGAACAAGGTATGGAATATCATACAATTCAATATTCCAACCAGTGACAACCTCTGGAGTATTGTCTTCAATCATCCACCAGTGGATAAAGTCGGAGAGTAAATCGTATTCTGTTGAAAAAGAACGATATTCTACATTCTTCTGTTTATTCTGAAAAGGACCTAGACCCCAAGTACGAATCTTCTTAGAAGCATAATCTTGTATTGTAATCAGAAGAACTTCTTCAGCAGCAGATTCTACATCAGGAAATCCATTTTCTGACGCAACCTCAATATCCAATGTAGTAAGTTTAATTTTGTTAGTATCAAACTTTAATTCTTCTTCTGGATATTTTTCTGAGATATATTGGTAGATATAATAAGTATTTCCATAAATTTTAAAGTTTTCTACACCATCATACTTCTTAATAAATTCACGACAGTCACGAACCGAACCAGGTTGCACTGCTTCAACATATTCACCATTTAGTGTTTGATACTGAGTATTCTTTTTTGAGGGGACGAAAAGAGTCGGGTAAAACTTCTCACGAGTCATGAAATGTTTACCATTTTCATAACCACGAACCAAGAAGTGATCCCCGACCATTTGAACGTTGGTGTAAAAACGAAGCGACATCAGGCAGTTAATTCAAGATACTTTTCAATAATTTCTTTTTTTGGATCCACAATGGTTAAAATACTATCAGAGTGGATCATCATTTCTCTTTGGTCCGTTATATCGGGCCAAGGAGTAAGATTACCTTCCATATCAATTCTGAATGGATTAATAAGTTTACAATCTGGTTCTCCAAGTTCAGAACCAACTTCAATAATTTCAGTGATAATTACATTATCAACTTTCAGTAAAAGACACTTGATTGCTTTCTCCATTTACTTTCTCCTCATACATTTCTTTTATATTTTTAATTGGTTCAACAATTGTAACAACCCAATCTGGTGGGACTGGAATTTGATTGTCACTGGTTAAAATAATCCATGGTGATAATGATACTTCCAAGTCCCCCTTTGGATTTTCGGTTTCTTCAACCAAGAGCATAGTTTTTCTCACTTCTACTTTATGTGGATTAGTAAATAAATATCCACAAAGTTTTTCATCAGAAATCAGTTCTTTGGCATCGGAAATAATTGTTTCGCCTGATTTTAAAAGTGCTAATTTGATTGACATATTTTCAATTATTCCTCCGATCATTATAGGGCAAAAAAATGGGGAAGTCAACCTGGATTTTGCCAGGGACTTCCCGCGCCGACGATATTCAATATTATTTATCATTCACGCTTTCTTTTAAAAGCGCAGACTTTTTTGCCAGGTGCCATTGCATATTTAACAGTTTTACCATAACAGTTTTCTGGAGTTGGGAGTGGAGGATTTCCAAAATCACCAACTTTTTCCTGGACAATCTGAATAAACTCCGAATATGTCTTCATCTTGAGTTTTTCTTTTATTTAGAGATAGTCTTTCCTCTTATGATGTTCTGGGACAATTCTACCAAGAGTAATCACCAAAAGACCATTCTCAAAATCAACTGACTTAACTTCAGTATCATCAGAAAGTGTCCATGCTCGTTTAAAGGATCTTTGCGCCAATCCCTTATGAACGTAATTGGTTTCTGTTTCTTTATCTTCTTTTTGCCCTTCCACAAAAAGTTTTCCGTCTTGAGTATAGACAAAGACTTCTTTTTTCTTAAATCCAGCAAGTGCAAGTTCTAATTTTGATTCCACATTACTTACTTGTACAAGATTATAAGGTGGGTAATTAGATGTAGTTTCGTGAAGATTAAATAGACGATCAAAATACTCATCCATTCCAATGCTATGACGAGTAATCCTGTCCATTAAGGCAGGCAAATCCGCAGATGTAAACCGCGAGGTTGCAAGGTTAGTCATTATAGTAGCTCCTTTAAAAGCGAGGTTGTGTTTTGTGGACCCTTACGGCATCCGTATATAATTATAATACTTCTTACAAAAAAGGCGGGTGTAAAACCCGCTCTTTTTCATTCGGCATCCTCTACCTTTTTCTTCTTAGCACCAATATTATA